ATCCTAATACTGGTGTAGAACTAATCAAAAAGACAATTGAATATTACCTATACAACGAAAGAGGAATGATTGGTGCTGGCACTAATCTTGGCGCAAAGATCGCAGTTGACTCTATCGTAAATGTCAATTCTGGTATCATGGATCCAAAGCAGACCATGGTTCTTTCTTATCTACACAAAGCAATCAAGCCATTCAACAATCTAAGAATGGTCGAAGATGCTACCGTTATCTATCGTCTATCTCGTGCGCCAGAGCGCCGTGTATTCTACATTGACGTTGGTAACATGCCTACAGTTAAAGCGGAACAGTATGTCCGTGATATCATGGTCAAGTATCGTAACAAGCTAGTTTACGATTCCAATACTGGTGAAATCAAAGACGACCGCAAACATCTATCAATGCTAGAGGACTTCTGGTTACCACGCCGTGAAGGTTCTAAGGGTACAGAAATCTCTACACTAGAAGGCGCACGTAACCTAGGTGAAATGGAAGACGTTAAGTATTTCCAGAGTAAACTATACAAGGCTCTTGGTGTTCCTGTATCACGTATGGAACCAGGTCAAGGCTTTGCCCTAGGTCGTACCACAGAAATCTCACGAGACGAAATCAAGTTCAATAAGTTCATTCAGAGAATCCGTAATAAGTTTTCTACTCTATTTGATGATCTTCTAAGAGTTCAGCTAGTTCTTAAAAGAATTTGTACCGAAGAAGAATGGAAAGAGTTTAAAGAAGATATCTGGTATGACTATAAGAAAGATAACAACTTTGATGAAATCAAGGACGCAGAACTTCTTAATCTACGCCTTGATACACTAGCAAAGGTTGATCCTTTCGTCGGCAAGTATTATTCCATCATGTGGATTCGTAAGAATATCCTACAGCAGACTGATGAGGACATTGAAGAAATCAATGCCCAGATGGAACAAGAAAATGCTGTCATCGCACAGCAGCAGCAAATGCAGATGCAGGCCGACGCTGAAGCACAGCAGATGCAACAGCAACAGGATATGCAAAATCAGATTCAGTTCGGCGCACAGCAGCAAATTGCTCAGGCTCATGTCCAGAAAGAAGTGGACAAGATTACTGGTCCAGATCAAGGTGCATCTAAGTCAGAGGCACAAGGTCGTGATCACGAATCCAAGATGATGGATAAGAAGATCGAACTTGAACGCATGAAGCAAAAGAAGAAGCCAGCTCCTGCTAAGAAAAAGACTGTAGCAGAAGAAGCAAAAGAACTAGGTTTGGTTTACGTTGGCGGCGGGCGTTATGCAGCTAAAGATAATGGTAGTGTAACCCATCTAAACGAGAATGGTGTTCTAAAGCCATTCCTATACGAGGAATAACATGTCAATCAAAGACACTGACGTTAAGACACCAGGCGAGGCCACTATTGCCAAGAAGTTTAAACTTTCTGTAAAGAAGGTTCGTCAGTTAGTTGATGTTGGCGCTAAACACGAAAAAGAACACAACACCAATCTTGAGAAAGCCAAGCAAGTTGCTAGAGATCATATTGGTGAAAGACCTGATTACTATAAGATGTTAAAGAAAGCCGAAACTACCGATAAGAACCACATGAAGGAAGAAATCGGTACAGGTGGTATTAGAGGTCTAGGTTTTGTTACTGGTGACCCAGGCGTTAATGCAGTTGATCAGTATATCAATACCAATGCTATGGCTTATGATGATTGGAATGGTTCTATTCTAAAGATGATTAGAGACAAACATAGTAAACATCTTAAGGATATGGGATTCACTTCATATTCGCCAAACGACATGCAGAATAATACTAATAAGGTCGTCAAAGAAAACGTTTTGAGTGAACTAGGTGACCTAGATAAGAGTGGCTCAGTTGGTTATGAAGGTTTAACCGATGCAGCTCCTATCACACAAAAGAGAAGATCAGTTAAAGAAGAAAAGCCATGCTGGAAAGGCTATGAAGCCATTGGCATGAAAAAGAAAAACGGCAAGAAGGTTCCAAACTGTGTTCCTGTAAAAGAGCAAGGTTATGGTATCAGAAGTTATACGGAGAAACCTCTAGTGGAAAAGAAACCTACTCCAGACGCAATGCCAACTGGTGCAGATCGTGGCATCTATGAAGGCTGGGCATCAATCGGACACCCATATGATCGCTTTGGTGATGTTAATCGTAAAGCAAAGTTCTATGGTAAGAAGCCAAAGGCAACTACCACAAAGAGCGACGAGAAAGATGATACCTACAAGGATTCAAAACAAGGCGGTAAAGTAAAACTCGTTAAAAAGAATAGCGAGAATACTGTAGCCGAAGCCACCTATCAGGGCAAGACAGTTCCTCTTAATAAGCCTATGAAGGGTGATGTTAAGAAGTCAAAAGTATATGTTGATCCAGATGGTGATGGTAAGGCACAGAAAGTAAACTTTGGCGACAAGAAACTTTCCATCAAGAAAGATCAGCCAGATCGTAAGAAGTCATATTGTGCTAGATCATCTGGTCAAGGTAATCTAACAGACAAGACAAGCGCAAACTATTGGTCACGCAAGGCTTGGAACTGTGAAGAATCAGTAAATGAAGCAAAGAAGCCAAAGCCTGTTAATCTAACACCAAAGCAGGAACAAGATAAGACCATTCCAAATAGTCTTGCATCATATAGAGAAAAGATTTATCAGGCAAGACTAAAGCAGCTTCGTAAAGAAGAAACACAGATCAACGAATTGGCAGCAGATGTTGCTCCAATGCAGCACATGGATGCCGCTAAGTCTGGTGAGTATAGACCAGCAAGAGGTTCACAGAGCCGTGTAAATCTAAGAGGCACAACTGCACATGTTAAGGGTGCAGAGTATCGTTCAGGAACAGGTTCAGCAAGAGCCTCACTGGGTACTGGCGGACAAATGAAGCCAACCAGCACTAATGTTCCTACCAGATTTATGCGTAGTGTTAAGAACGCACCATCAACACAGGGTGCATCTGGTCAGATGAAGCCAACTAGCACATCTGGTTCATCATCATTTACACCTAACTCCCAGAGCCGTTCAATGAATGTCGGTAAGGGAATGGCAGCATCAAAGCAGACAAGTCCAGTTGTTAAGGGTATGTCAGCTGCTGGTCAGGAAGCATCTAAGAAGATTGTTCCTAAGGCAGCAGGAATTGCAGCAACTGTTGGTAAAGCAGCTAGAGCATTAAGTGGACCAGAAGGCGCAGCAGTTACTGCAGCAGCCGAGCCACTAGCTAAAAAGATGGCTGCATCCCACAAGGCTGGTCATCAGAGTTTTGCTTCACATGGTTCAGAAGGTGAAAAGACTTCTACCGTATTTGCTAGAATGAAACAACCATCACAGGGTCGTTCAGTTAGCCAGTATGAAAAAGACGTTCTAACACCTAAGGCATCAGAAGCACCTAAGGCTCCAGAGACACCAAAGGTAGATGCACCAACACCTCCATCAAGACCAGATTACTTCTCTCGTGGTCAGGCCTTTAGTGCAGCACGTAAAGAAGCTGGCGGCGGAGAAGGTAAGTTTTCGTATCAGGGCGGGTCTGATTCTGCACCAAAGACATATCAGACAAACGTATCTGGTGAAAAGTATAAACCAGAAACACAGCTAAAACAAACAAACGTAAAAGAGGAAACAAAAATGGATAAGGACCTAATTAACGAGGCTCTACAGAATATCCTTAGCGACAACCTATCAGAAATGAAAGAGAACCTAACACAGGCTCTTCAGGAAAAGGCTATGGAAAAGTTGGAAGAGCGCAAAAAAGAAATTGCAGCTAACTACTTCGCTCAGTAAGGATTAGATTATGAAAACCATCAAGCAGATCAGAGAAGAATACGAAAGTAAGACTTTAGATCAGGTGCAGATTGCGCCAGATGAACTTGTGCTTGAAGGTCGTGAAAACAAATCTTTCAAAGCAACAAAGACTGTGCCTTCACCAAGTGAAATGCCTGCTATGCTTCTATTCAGAAGAATGGCCTATAGACTATATCCAAATAAGCAAGTTGTCGCTCTTTACTATTCTAAGGCAGTTGACAAATATCTTTCTATTCCATTTGGGCCTGATGGCAATCTTAATCTAAGCGAATCCACAGTATATAACACTTACGACGAAATGATTGTATCAGAAGGTGCTAAGTGGGATATTGCTAAGGGCGCACTAAAGGGTGCTGCTCATGGTGCTATTCGTGGTGGAGCAATTGGTGGAGCCGTTGCACCTGGACCAGGAACTGTTATTGGTGCTGGCATTGGTGCAGCAAGAGGTGCATACAAAGGTGCAAAGAAAGCATCTGAAAAGACAGTCAAAGAATCCTTCAATGATAAAATCTCAGCAATGAGAAAAGAAAGAATGGATGAAGGTTGGAGAGAAACTATTTCTGATATTGGCAAGTCTATGCCTGGTTACGCTGACAAGGAAGCATCTAAAGCCGCTTTCAAGAAGGGCGACTATGTAGGCGCTATCAAGTCACAAGGCAAGGCTCTAGGTAAGGCTGCTCTTACTGGTGCAGCTGTTGCTCTAGGACTACGTGGTGCGAGAGCCCTTCTACCAGGCGCTGCAAGAGTAGCAACTAGAGCTGCTGGTGGTGGCATTGGTTCACTTGCTAAAAAGGCTGCTGATGCAATTTCATCTAAGGATCCTAATGCACCAATGGCTAAAGTTGGTGGATATGGTTCAGATGCATCATCATCTACAAAGGGGCAGCTTGTTCATGACAAGGCTGGACCTAAGACATCAAGTTCATGGAAATCAAAACCAACCGTAGCTGAAAACAAAATTTCTGATCTTCGTAAGATGATCAATGAAGATAAGCAGGATATGGATCTTTCAATTAACGGAAGAACTGTTACCCTAAATACTACTATGGCAAAAAGAATCCTTGAAGTTTATGATTCGGTCAATACTAAAAACAAGAAGATTGTTGAGAGTATGCTAAACGAGGACCTCGAATCCTTCAAGAAACTACTAAACTTTTCAATAAAGGCATAAGGCATGGCAACAGTATTAACTACACAAACACTAGTAGATTCTAATAGACACTCTGTTATCAAGATTGTTGGTGTTGGTGGTACCGATGCTAACGTATCTCTTATTAAAGCAGCAAATTTAGCTTATGCTATTAATGCCACAGGTCAGGTTAGCACAACAAATCCAAAGCGCCTTAATAGAGTTGCTATTAAGCGTATCTGGGGTCAGGGACAGATTGCAACAGCAGGAGCCGGTGTAACTCTAAAATGGGGCGGCAATGCTAATAGCTCCATCGTTACATTTGGTAATGGACCATTTGATTATGGATTCGATGCTGGTTGCACCGCTGGTACAATTGAAATTCCTGATCAAGCAAACTGCACAGGCGATATTGTATTCTCCAGCACAGCAGGTACTACAGATACCTGGACACTATTCATCGATCTAAAGAAAGACGGTCGTGACTACGATCAAGGTCAGGCTCGTGATCCTCTAGCATTTAACAACGGACTCTAATATGTCAAGAGAAATAATCGAATCAATTGTTGCAGGTGATATGATTGAAGCCAATGATATGGTTGAAGCTACACTAGCACAAATCCGTGAACGTAAGCTATATGAAATGAAGCGTATGTTTGCTGCTAAGATGGATGAAGTCTTTGGTGGTCTATCCCCAGAACAGATTGCACAGAGAAAGAAAGCTGGTTACAAGAAAGCCGCTGATGTTCTAGGCGATCCTTGGGAAAAGAGAAAAAAGAAGTTTGCTATTCCTCTTCCAGACATGAAGAAGGAAAAGAAGATTAAAGAAGCCCTTGACGAAGATTTTGCTAAAGCGGTAAAAGTTGTTCGTTCAATGTCAAGCGCAGATAAGCAGCTATTTAAAGCCGCTAAGGGCGGTAACGTTGCTGCTGCTTTGAAACTAAGAGCATCTATGAAGAATCGTGCTGCTGCTGAAAAAAGCACAGATTATCAGAGACCAGGCATGATCCAGAGAAACATTAATACTCTAAGAGGTCGTGATCCAGGTTATGTTGATAAGAGAACACCAGAAGAAAAGCTAAAGACCAAAGGTGGTAAAGTAGGTAAGGTCGTAAGAGGCACTGTAAAGGGCGTTGCACGTGGCGTCGGACAAGTTGCATCTGATCTAGCTTCCATCGGAACCAGCAATCTGGAATAATATAAATATACCTAAAGGGTTAACTTAAATGAAACTTATTAGAGAAGAAATACAAGACGTTCAGTATCTTGTCGAATCAGATGGTAAAGGTGGCAAGAACCACTTTATCACTGGTATCTTTATGCAGGCTGAAAGACAGAACCGTAATGGTCGTGTCTATCCAATGCAGGTTCTAGCTAAAGAAGCTGCACGTTATAATACTGAGTATGTTCAGAAGAACAGAGCATTTGGTGAACTAGGTCACCCAGAGAACCCACAGATTAACCTAGACAGAGTTTCGCATATGATTACCAAATTGTATGCAGATGGTACTAACTTTATCGGTAAAGCAAAGATTTTGGATACTCCTAACGGTAAAATCGTTAAGAGCCTATTAGATGGT